ATTACAATGAGCAGTATTCTTTTTTATAATTTCATCTTTTGCTTGTCTTGCTCTATTCTGAAGAGCATTTTCTGCCCAAGTTTGAGTTGATACACAGCAATAAGACATAGCCTTATCTTCGGTATCCGTTAATTTTACAGTATAATCAAGGTTTAGTAAGAACAGAAGACACAGAACAAACTATAGATACAACAGGTCAGGCAACAGTGCAGTCTGAGTTTGCAGGAGGGGAAGTCCCACCAGAGGAAGTTGGTTTTTTGGGAGGACTTGCTAATGCAACTGCAAGAGGGTGGAATGATCTTACATCTGCGGCTTACGTAACAGGAAATCGTTTAGGAATTGTTGATGATGAAACAACTGCAAATCAATTAGCAATTGATGCAGAGGATAAAAAACGATACCCAAGGCCTGATTATGTTTCAACTGGCTTAGACGAAATTCAAAAACAAGAAACCTTAAGTGGTGCTGCTTTAGAAGCGTTACAGAACCCTGGTGCAGTTCTTGATGTTGCTGTGCAAAGTTTAGTGTCTTCTATTCCTTCTATAGCAGGAATGATTGCTGGAGCATTTGCTGCGCCTGTAGGGTTATTAGGTGCTGTTGCAAGACCAGCATTGATTAGAGCTGGTTCTATGGGCATAGGAGCTGGAACAGGATCTTACGGTGTAGAGTGGGCGCACTCTCTTAAAGATGCAATGAGTGATGAAGGTGTTAATCTTTCTGAGTCTGATGAAGTTCTAAAGTTTTTTGGCGATGAACAAAAAATGAGAAAAGCCAGAACTTATGCAAACGAAAGAGGAGTTCCAATAGCAGCGTTTGATGCTTTGTCAGCAGGTGTAGCTGGTAAACTTTTTCTTCCAACAGCAAGGGCTGCAGCAGGATCAACAGTTAGAAATGCAGCAGAAGAAGCTGGAGAGCTTGCATCTCAAAAAGCAACTAGAGAGTCTATTGAAGAGTCAATAGGGCTAGGACTAAGACCTAATTATGATGATACAACAATAGCAGCAAGAGCCGCTTCTCGTGCCGCTAAAGCAAAATCAGCTACTGAATTAGCTAGTTTAAATGCCAGAGGTTATGCTGCAGGAGCAACTGCGGAACTAGGAGTTCAAGCTCTATCAGGAGGATCTGGTGAGTTGGCGGCACAACTTGTATCAAAAGGTCAAATGGAAAGCCCAGGTGATGTTGTATTGGAGGCATTTGGTGAGTTAGTGCCAGGGTCTGTTGAGTCAACTGCTGGCTTTATGATCAATTCAAAAAATAAAAAGAAGTTATTAGATTCAAATATACTTGATGATATGGACACAGAAAGCGCAACAGCAACATATGAAGCGCCAGCTGGTGCCGTTCCTAATGGAACATCTTATATAAGAAAGATTGCCAACACAAAAACTTTTAATATTAATGAGGACGGAAACTTAGACACCGAAGATACGGTGGATTATTTTGATTTGCAGAATAATGTTGTTGGTCAAACAGAAGATATTGGTCAGAATATTATAAATAATAACATTGATAATATTAATGAAGATGACAATGTAGAAATTAAATCAGCAGGTGTATGGAGAGTCGTAGTAGACGGAGCAATGGAACCGGGTTTTTACAGTTCTGAAGCAGAAGCTAACCAAGTTGGAAGAGAACTAAAAGCAAGAAAGAAAAAGGAAGAAGCAAAATCTAAGGCAAAGGGTAAAGAAGAAACTAAAGTTAAAGAAGAAGAAGAGCTAGACATAAAGTCTGTACCAGAGCAATCTTATATTTTAGAATATAAATCACCAGAAGAATCAACAAGTCGAACGATTCTTCGACTTGCGCCACTTGTTAGCCTTCCCAAGGCTATTAAAGGTTATAAGTTTTCTGATAAATACAAAGCACAAAATGTTGCAGATTATATAAATCAAAATAAAAATACATCTATTAAAAATAGAAATGATAATTTCTACAAAAGAAGCGCTTTATTTTCTCTTATGCAGAAGAACAAAGCAGAGGTTAAAAAGAAACGTGCCGAATTAGAAAAACAAGGGAACAAAAAAGAAGCTATAAAAGAACAACCAAAAAAAGCAAGTGAGTTTACTCCTGAAGAAATACAAGCAGAGGAGGAGATATTAAAATTACCAGATCGTTTTGTCACACCTCAAGAATATAGTGTAGCAAAACAATGGGCTATCCAGACGGCAGAAAACACAGCTAGTACTAATGTGGCTTTGGAATTTGATCGAGGAGGTAGACGTGCAATTCCAAAACTTAGTAAAAAAGCAATACAAACACAATTAAATGTAAGCAAACAAAAAGCCAGTGCTATTTACCAAGAGCTAGTTAATCGTAATATTATTACGTCTTCTCCTGGTAAGAATACAATACTTACTCCACGAACAATAACTCCTCAAGATGTTGGAGCTGAAGTTAAGACTGACGTAATATTTAGTCAAGGTTTAGAGCAAGAGTTAAGTCCTGAATCTCAAGTAAAATTTGGGGGAAGGACTGTTGGAGATCAAGTAAAGATTGCTGAAGAGCAAGACAGGAAAACAGCATCACGATTAAGAAAAGAAAGAAAAGAAGAGGCTAGAAGAAGACTTAATTCAACGCCAGAGTTTTTGTCTAGATTAAGGAATTTATTTGCTGTTGATTTAAAGAATCGTTTTATTCAAATGACAAACCTTGATCCAGAAAATGTATCAATTGATTTTTTAAAAACAATTGATGGCGCTCCTACAGGAGCAATTATAGATTTTGATATTAATGGAAAATTAATTATTAATATAGCGGCTCAAGGGCTTGAGGCACAAAAACAAGAAGATATAGAGCAAAGTCTTTACAATGCAATAGATGAAGAAGCGTTTCATATTATTGAAGTTCTTGCTCAAGAAGGGAAAGGTCCGTTAACAAGAGAAGATATTGCTACTCTTAAAAGAGAAGCAAGAAAGATGAGGGTTGATCCAAGGATAGATAGATCTTATTACGATCAAGCAAAAGGAGACTATGCGAAAATCTCTGGTTATCGTAATTCAGACAATAGTATTAATGTTAACAGGATAGAGTCTGAAGCAATTGCAGATATGTTTAAAAAATACATTAATCATAGAAGAGGCAAAGGAAATACTCCAGCAGTAAATGAGACAACGGCAAGTATCTTTCAAAGATTAATTGAATTTTTTAAAGCAATAAAAAAGTCTCTTAAGAAATCTGGGTTTAACAATGTAGATCAAATATTTAGTAAAGTAAAAGAACCAACAACAATTCCAGAAGTAGATGCTATTGATCCAAATCCAGATAATCTAACGGGAGAAAAGTTAAAAGAAAAATTAATTTCTGATCAAAAAATTGAAGAAATTAAAACTTCTTCTATTAGCCCAGAGGCTAAAGCAGCTGCTATACTAGCTATAAAAGAATTAATTTATGCAAATCCAGAAAACTCTTTAAAGATTTCTGAAGCGGCAAAAGAAAAAGTAAGAGGTTTAAGGCAGGTCGCAAGAGAAAATATTTCTAATGAAGTTAAGGATATTCAGAATAGAACTATGGGTCCTTCTAGTGAAGAGCTAGTAGCGACTAATTGGTTTGACGGGTTACGCAGTTTAACAAGTTGGCCTGTTAGTTTTGTGGATAAGTTTAGAGAAGGTATTTCTGATGATGTTAATTATATAAAACTTAGCAGTGAAGAAAAAAAGAACGCTATATATTCTGCTGCTGACTTAAATGCTTATGTAGCTATTGTAATGCAACGTAACTCATCAGCACTTGCTGGTTCCGCAATGGGAAGCTCTACCTCAACACAAGATCAAGTTAGTGGTCCTCCTGTATTTAGGAACGGACTTACTCGTACAGAGCCTGTAACAGTTACAAGAAGGACAATAGATGAACAAGGTAATGTAACAGAAGAAGAAGTTACCGTTGAGGGAATTGCTGATAATTTAAGTGAAGTGTTTCAGAACGGAACAACTGAAGAGTATCATCTTTACCATATGGCAAAAAGAGTTAAGTCAATATTAGGAAGGAATCCAGACAGCGTTCAAATAATGACAAAAGAAGAAGCAGACACAGTCATAGCAGAAATGGAACAAAAGTTTTCATACTTTATTGAATCTCAGAAAAAAATGGATGAGTTTAATAAAATAATATTAAAGTATCGTTTGGATACTGGTCAAATTACTCAAGAAAAATATGATGAAGTAATGCAGTATGATAATTATATTCCTATTTATTCAGAAGAAGGTATTGATAAATCGACTAGCAATTTAGATTTAACAGAAAACTACGAACAACAAGAGGTACAACCTGTTGAAACTTTAGGGATAACAATTGAAGATGGTAAAAAAGTAAGAGCGCCAAAAGCTTTCGATACATTAAAAGGAAAAAAGAAATTATATCGAATTAAAGTAGACGGTAAGTATTTGCCTAATAAAAAGAAAGGCGGTGCTTTCTATGCCAAAACACCACAAGAGGCTCAAAGTGCAATTAACAGAGAAAACTTGCCATCAGGAACTAATGTTGAAATTGAGCAAGTGCAACAACCTGTCGATAACATGATGGCTAATTATGTAAAATACGTACAAAAAGCTATATCTAATGGAACTAAAAATATTGCGGCACAAAGAGTTGTAAGAGATCAGATAAGATTAGATATGGCTCGTGAGACTCCAACAAAAGAAGGCTCCAATGTAACTATTTTTATAAGAGGTAAAGAAGCGCACTTTAGATTAGATGACCAAGAAGTGTTTGATGCTCTTATGTCAATGAACGAACCCGGAATGGACTTCTTTCAAACAACGGCAGGTCAATACGCAACTTTACCAGCAAATCTTTTGCGAGCGTTTATTACAAAAGAACCTGGTTTTATGATAGCAAACTTTTTACGAGATTCTATTTCAGCATCTTTTACAACAGGTCGTATTGAGACTCCTATTTGGAGTTCTATAAAAGGAGGAATGGAAGCTATTACTAATAGTCCTGCAAAGTTGGCTTTATTAAGAGCAGGGATTCGTGGTGGACCAGACTTTGCAGATGCAGCAGGTCCTATGGCTACAAAAGAATTAGAAAAATTAAGAAAAAGAAGATACCCGAAAGGTTTTTATGAAGTAACTACACAACCTCTTAGAAAGTTTTGGGGTGCGGCTGAAAGATTAGTTGAGATATCTGATCTTGCAACAAGGATTGCTGTTTATAACAATGTTTTAGAAAGAACAGGTAATGAAGCACAGGCTATTTGGGAGGCTCAAGAGGTTATTAACTTTAGAAAAAGAGGGAAGTATGTCAAGTTTTTAGCTCCTCTTATTCCTTTTTTAAATGCTCGTATCCAAGGGTTAGATGTTGTAGCAAGAGGATTTTTAGGTCGAGGCGCAGCTGCTACAGGAGGGCAAGTTAGTAGAGCCGAGCTTAGAAAAAGATTTTTTATTCGGGCAGGATATTTGATTGCTTTATCTTCAGCGTTGTACTTGCTTCAAGCAGGAGATGAAGATTATGAAGATATTAAAGATTATATAAAAGATCAAAATTATATTTTATTACCTAAATATTTAAACCTTCCAGAAGGTTTTCCTCCAATAACAATACCAAAAGGATTTGAAGTTAGTCTTATATTCTCAACAATACCTGAACGAATCTTAGGTCAGATATTAGGGGATCCAAAGAACGAGGCAACACGATCTTTAAAGCAAAATTTGTATGGAACTTTGTTCCCTGGTGTGCCTCCTTTTGTCGCACCAATTTTAGAAAACGCTTTTAACTATAATCTTTTATCTGGTCAAACTATTTTAAACCCAAGTGAAATTCAAAGAGCAGAAACATCACCTGAAGATGTAAAAAGATTTACAGATAGTAATTTGGCTAATGCTTTAGCAGGTACGGCAGGATTAACAGGACCTGAGTGGCAGAATTTAATTAATAAAATGTTTGGAAAATTAGGAGAATATGCCGTCAGTGTTGTAGATCATGTTATTCCAAGTGATGTTGTAAAACCAGAAAAACATTGGTCTGATTACCCTGTAATAGAAAGGTTTTTTCAGCAAAATAGAGGGCGTGGATTAACAGAAGATTTTTATGCGACAAAAAGGCTTTTAGATTCTTATAATAACGCTTTAAATTATACTCAAAAACAATACGATCCACAGCAATCAGTGAGACAAAGAGAAGGTCAGCCTTACTTTAATGCTCAGTTTGAAATAAGAACGCTAGGCAAAAGAATACGATATATTAGCGATCAAATATCAGGAGTCAGAGATCTTCCAACAAGAGTTTATAAAAATCTAGAGCCTAATATAACGAATAAAGAAATAGCAAAAAGAAAACAACAGGATATTAATGATTTGCAAAGAGAGTTAAGAGGGCTTCAGAGTGATTTAAAGTATGTAAGAAAAATAATAAGTGACCAAGAGAGAAGACAATGAGTGGATTTCTAGAAAAATTAAAAGACCAAATAAGGCTCCATGAAGGGGTAGAAAAGAAAGTTTATCTTGACACTGAGGGTATAGAAACCATAGGTGTTGGTAGAAATCTAAGGGATCGTGGGCTTTCTGAAGATGAAATAGATTTATTGCTAGATAATGACATAGCAATATGTGAAGAAGAGTTAATTAATAATTTTGAGTGGTATGCTGAGTTAGATGAAGTCAGGAAAAGAGTTTTAATTGACATGGCATTTAATTTAGGGATGCCAAAGTTAAAGCAATTTGCTAAAATGCTAGATGCAATAGAGAATAAAGACTGGGTTAATGTAGCAAGTGAAATGCTTGACAGTCGTTGGGCTGAACAAGTGGGCAATAGGGCAAGTCGGTTATCTGAAATGATGGAAACTGGCGAAGATTATATAGGATAAGTATTATGGGTGGTGGTGGAAGTTTATTTTTTGGAGACACTGGTTTTAAGGGAACAATCCCTCCAACTCCAAATCAAAGTGGATATCCTTTTAATACAGGAGAATATTCTGGACCTAATCCAATGGGGCGTTTCCCTCTTCAGCCTCCAGCAGGTTACGGGACTGTAGCACCTGGCTCTTATGGAGGGGGCTATGGTATTGGTGGAATGACAGGAGGTCCCGGAAATTTTGGGATGCAGAATTATGGTGGCTTTGGTTCGTTTCAACCTAATTTTTACACACCTTTCCAAACTCCATATACACGATCAATGCCTATGCAAGGTACAACAGGTGTTGATTTAGATCAGACAAATAGAGATTACGCAAATACTTTTAATGCTTATAGAGGAATGGGTGGGTCTGAAGAAGAGTTTATTGGCAGTGATCAGTTTAAAGATTTTGAAAATACACTAATAGATCAAATAGGATCTTTGTCAGATGAGGATAGACTGAGGTCTGATCTTGATGCACAGACTGCACGAGCAGGAGAAAGTAGTATATATGCCCCATCAGCAGGAAGGATTGCAGGCGCTTTGCAAAGGAGACTAAACAGGCTCCAACAGGCACCAAGAAGACAAGAAACCTATGGGGGAGTTCCGTCCTTTAGATCACAATTTGGAGGCTTTAGTTCTCCTATGATGAACTATGGAATAGGAGGCATCCCTTCCCCTTACAGCGGCATCCCATCTCGTTTTGGAAGCAGTATGTTTGGGTATGTGCCGAACTATTATACAAGGGATTACACAATGCCGGGTGGTTTGTATGCTACAACACCAGGAGCCTATCGTTACACAAGAAGAGATCCTTCTGTTGACGCTACGGGAGTAGCCCCAAGCGGAGTTGATGGCGCTTTTGTTGATCAAGATATCCCAAGCCCACAAGACATAAACGAAAAGTCACAAGGTGGTAATTTTGCAGGTGTTCCTGGTTTAATGCAAAATGCTGATGGTTCTTACACATATACAATGCCTGGTACTATCTTTGAAGATTTAGGTATGGGTAGTAATACTGTAAATCTACCTGCTAATTTTGACATCACTCAGCTTGGAGCGTCACAAGCAGATATTGATAACGCTAACTCTAACACAGTAACAACAGATACCACCACAACAGAAACAACTGCAGCATCTTCTGACCCTGCTAATCTCCAATTATATGGAGCTGATAACGAAGGGTTAACAGCAAGATATACTCAGGAGATGGAGGCCTTTACGAAAGACGGCACAAGAACAGAGGAAGATTTTGTTAACAGCCCTCGGTTTATGGAGTTTGAAAATGCTTTAACACGGTCTTACTTGAGTAAGAATCTAACAGATATAGAAAAGGAAGCAAAAAGACAACGTGAGAGGGCTAATGCAGGAGGTATATATGCTGCGTCAGCAGGTCGTATAGCTGACTCTTTAGAAGCTTATGCCAACACTCTTTGAGTATGACAAAACCGTATGACATTGTTAAGGATTCAATAGAAAAGCAGATAGAAAATATAAAAAAACAGGAATTAGAAATAAAAGAACAACAAGATCTTATACAAAAACAAATGAAAAACTTAATTTTTTTTAAAAAAGGAAGAAGAACATGAGCTGGTTAGAAAATGTAAGAACTTTTTTGTTTGGTGAACCTACGGGTGAAAGATCCAGAGATAATAAAGGTCGTTTTATTCCTGACAATCCTGACACTCCTCATATAAATGAGGCTTATGAGGATGGCAGAACACCAGTGAGTAAGAACTAATGAATGAAGATCCTAAGTTTGATGTAACGAAACATCAATCAAACAGGCGTTATATGTGTTGGTTCTTAATTACTTTGATGGGGCTGACAACTATTATGACTTTGTTTCAACCTGAGAGAATGGCTGAAGCAGAGTCTATTATTATGACACAGTATCTTGCTATGAGTGGGTGTGTTGGTGGATACTTTGCCTTATCAAACAGGAAGTAACGATGGCAGCTAAAAAGAAAACTAAGAGTAAAGTAAATGAGGCAGGTAATTATACCAAGCCTACTATGCGTAAACGATTGTTTAATAAGATTAAAGCAGGATCTAAGGGCGGTAAAGCAGGGCAATGGTCTGCTCGTAAAGCTCAGATGTTAGCACAGCAATATAAAAAAGCAGGAGGTGGATATCGTGGCTAAAGGTGTACCACATTATTTTAAAGACGGCACTCTTCATAAAGGAGGGATGCACAAGATGCCTAATGGAAAGCTTCATTCAGGTAAGACACATACAAAAAGCAGTAAAAGGCTTTTTCATTTAGACGAATTATCTAAGACAACTCAGGCTAAAGTTAAAGGAAAGAAGAGTGGCACTCAAAAAAAGTCAAAAAAGTCTTAAGAAGTGGACTAAACAAAAGTGGCGTACTAAATCTGGTAAACCTTCTACTCAAGGTAAGAAGGCTACTGGTGAGCGTTATCTTCCTGAGAAGGCTATCAAGTCTCTGAGTAAAGAAGAGTATGCCGCAACGAGCAGAAAGAAAAAGAAAGATACTAAAAAAGGTAAACAGGTTTCTAAACAACCTAAGAAGATTGCAAAAAAAACAAGGCGGTATAGGAAATGAGTCTATCTGATTCAGAAAAGAGTAGATTAAAACGTGTGGGATTGACGGGTTTAAATAAACCTAAGAGAACCCCTGGACATAAAACTAAAAAAGCAGTTGTTGCTGTTCGTAAACCTGATGGTAAGATAAAGGTTATTAGGTTTGGAGCGCAGGGTATGGGACATAACTACAGTCCCGAAGCCCGGAAGTCTTTTAAAGCACGGCACGGTAAGAACATTAAGAAGGGTAAGACAAGTGCAGCATACTGGGCAAAC